CGGCCCTCTAGAAAATGACCTTTTTTTGAATTCTATTCTCGAAGGCCTCTCGATGATTGATAATCATTTTGAAGGCATGGTCCAGAACATGAACTGGTTTGAATCGGACCCAATGTACTGGGTTGAAGAATGGAAGAATCTTGGTTCTATCGCAGCGGTGGCAGGCATAAAAAACGGGAATTTACTTCCGTTGGCCGGCGAAGACCATCCAGAAAATACGTTTTTTTCAGCTTCGGCAGCGGGAGCTGACAACATTTGGAAGACTGAGGACAACACCTGGAGACTTCAGGACGATTTAACATCGACGCTTATCCGGAAGCAGTCAGATTATGGACATAATAATATTGCCCGCTTCGGACGCCAAGGTCTGATTGTCCGATGTCATGACAAGGTGGCAAGATTAAAAAATCTTCATCTATCACGCGCCGGCCAAGCAGCTAACGAATCAATCGCCGATACCTATACTGACATCATTGGCTACTCGGCAATTGGTATGATGTGGGAACGTGGCTGGTTCCTGTTAAATTTAACCAAGAATACGTGAAGAAAGTAAGTAATTTAAACCCCCCTCCAGACGGAGTAGATAAGTCAACCTAGAAAGGTATTAGACAAATGAGTATTTGGGACCCATTAAATCAAAACTTCAAAGGGACATGGAAAGTGTCGCCCCAGTCAGTTATCGAGGACGACCCTTACCTGGCAAGCCTGTACGAGATGACCAAGGAACAGGACAAGAAATTGTTCGACTCGCTGCTGTACGTCGAAGAAACAGGAAATTTGTTCACGTCGGATGAGCGAGCTGACAATTTAAACAAAATAAGGGAAAATCTTCTCGAATTGTCTTCGACGATGGAAAAGCTCGACGGAGCGGACCTGAAGCATAAAATAGTATTTTCGGCACTTCTTCTTCAGACCATGCGCGTCTACGATAAAGTGAACAAAATGCATGAGGAACTCCTGGCGGACGGAAAATGACTGGGCCATTGGAAGAACATCCAGAATATTTGGATTTTCTACAAGGGATGGTCGACGAACGTCTTCTGAAAGAGGCCGACATGAGAGCCCATTATCAGGATTTCTGTGAGGGCATGGCCCACTTTGACCTGGACGACACAATTGACAGCGAACAATAAAAGGAAAATAAACATGACAGCACTAGCAGTTATCATTTTTGGGATTTTGTTCTGGGTGGCAGCGAACATTATCAAAAATTCCCTGACCAACCGCCAGACAAAAGACAGAAGAATCTACAAGCGCCGCTCACATCCAAAAAATATTGAAAAAAGTATTCAAGACCTACTCGAGCTCGAGCTGCAGGAATTCCTCCGCGAGGAAGAAGTTAAAGAAAAAGCAAGAAATCGAGAACAGCATCCGACGGCGTACTTGCGCAAAATCGGAGGCACGCTCGATAGGGAGACTCAGGAGATTCTGTCCAAGATAACGTCCGACAGACAGGGTCCTCGCCGGCGGGCTAGAGGTCATCAGTTCTGGTGGGGCGAATGAAAAGCGAAGGTGCCCCCTCGGGGAGCTGCCGGATGGTCACCTACCAATCCACCCGCATCTCAACCCGAAGAGGCTGCTTCTTTCGGGATGAAAGGGGAATCCGTTGGAAGCCCCGCCAACTTATCACATCAAAATTCCCGTGACTCGCAAATTCTCGCAAAATTTATAATATTTCGCAGCGCTCCAGATTTTTTAAGAAAAAAATAAAAAAACCTCTGAAACCGATTGACGGTGGTGGAAGAGTCTGATACGTTTCAAGAACTGCTTATCTCAATAGAGAGAAGTTGGAAATTTCCAGGCGCCGGCCAGCGCTATACCTACAGAATTGTTGAACACCCCCGAGGGGAGGTGTTATTTGGGATGTCCATTTACAATATTACTTGTAAAGGTTCCCCCAAACCCCCTCCAAAGTATCTCTTACGGCGAAGCCGATTAAACTCCATCTACGAAAGATAGTGAAGTTGAATCTCCTACCAAGATAAGAACAGCCGGTTTAAGGTGAAGTCTATTTTAAATTATCTTTAAATTGTTTGACGGTGGCGGAAGACTCCAGGTAGATTGGTAAATATGAGCGCTGATAAAAATTCTCGAGGACCCAACGTCCACAATAAGAGCAAAATAGAAATCGGTAAGAAAGTAGCGTTCCCTCTGGTGATGGAAGTCTTCGTCTACTGGAAAGACGTCATGAGTAAGAAGCGTGCCCAGCTTGATATCAAGCGGGAGAGAGACCTCAGATGGGCAATAGCTGTATATAGCGTCGAAGGCTGCAAGGAGGCAATCGATGGCTGTGCGCTGTCTGACTTCCATATGGGGAAGAACAAGTCCAAGACTGCCTATAATGACATATCGCTCATCTTCAGAGACGCCGACCATGTGGAGAAGTTCCTAGACATGAATGACAACCCAACAACTTCAGCTAAATCTAACTGGATAAACGAATGACCAAAGATGAGCTAGTCGAGCTGGTAGACCAGGTGTACGCCACCTACAGGACAGAGATGCCTCATGGAGAGGCGGAGGTCAAAGCCACCCTCAATGCATGGTACGAGATGTTGCACGACCTAGAGGCGTCAGACGTCAAACGAATCTTCAGAAACCTAGCGGTAGTAGACGAGTTCCTCCCCAGGCCAGGCAAGCTCAGAAGACTCACCATAGATGCCACCACAAAAATACCCCCATTCGATGACCCCATTACTGCTTGGGGTAAATGGTTGACCCTAACCCAGGAGGTCAACTCCGGCATGCCCCCATCCATCCCAGCGTCAGAAGTCATGACCCTAACAGTCAAGGCCCTCGGCCAGTCAGCCTACAACCTCCACACCAATGCAGACCGAAACGTATTCTGTGCAATGTACGAGAAGGTGCTCGCAACTGTAGAGGGAGACAAGTATGCTGTGCCAGACCCCCCAACAAAAAAGATGACCTAATAAAAATTAGGCAATAGGAGTTACCCTGTGGAGTTCCTGAAAATTATACCCCTAATAATGTGCTCCAGTTTAATTTGGAAAATATCACACAGTACATTTCCGTTCTCCTATAAAATTGCCTCAATCGTTTCTGTAGTTGTTGCAATGAGGTCATTGTTGTTGCAGTAAATTCAATTGGGTGAAACGCAACCCAGGCCGACCCGTCGCCCATCCAACAAAGCCGGTAGTCACACTTACCCTGCGCGTCAACAGAGACTTCAAAGAGAAGCTCATCGCCCAGTCCCAGGCAGTAGACCTGACCCTCACCGACTACATTAAGACCCTAGTCGAACGCGACAGCTAATGGGCCGGCGCGCAGAAAAGACGCGCTTCGTCGACAAGTACGTCATCCTGAACGTACGCATGAAGGGTAAACAGAAAAACGAAATAATTGACTATGCCCGGAAAAAGAACCTGGCAGTCAACGATGTAATGCTGTACGCCGTCTGGGAATTCATCCGAAACGAAAAAGGCATACCCGACGCCGGCTCAGCACAGTACTCCATCCCCACCATACAAGAAACCGTACTCGCCTATGTCAGAGGAGACCGACTCCTCCAACCGTGCGGCCTAAAAGAGTGCGAACAAAAAATAACCCAATTAAATAATATGCAATTTTGTGAGACTTGTAATATTCGCATCCAGTGAATTGGTATTTGTCAACCACAAAATTTTCAAAAAATCGAAATCCTGCCCGGCGCGGAAACTTTTTGGGTTTTTTCCGCTTTAGATGGGCTGCATGTCCCTGACTTAGTCGCCCCACATTTGGGCAAGTGTCGGTCTTGTGGGTTTGATTTTTCGTCTTCTTTGTTCTGCCGCCAGTTGCCTGCTGGTTAGTCCAGCCCAGACTCCATGCATATCGGCCGGCGGAAACTCTAGTGCGTACTCTAGGCAGTCTTCGATGACTGGGCATGTTCTGCATAGTGCTCGTGCTTGTGCGATGTATGTAATGTCCTTATGTTGTTTGGGGAACATTAGTGCCGTTTGCCCTCTACAACTGGCATCATTAAACCAAGTTTTAAAAGGTATATCCATTGCCGGCGATGGTTGGGCATTATTTTTGGGTAATTTTTGTTGGGGTGTTATATCTTCGTTTGACAAACAATTCTCCTGAGAAATACGATGTAATTCTCTCCTCTACTATTTATACACCATTGATATATATGGATGCCTGTCTAGTAGTTTTTGTTAATTGTTGGTCGGATTGATATGTTTGTGGTTTGGACGGATATGTTTTTGGCAGTGTCTGTCGCCGCCAGTCGAGATGTAGGTGTTCTACTACTACTGTCTTTACTCTCTCTATAGGATTTAGCCATATCTGGGATT